TCAACACATTCCCCGCAACAGCAGTAGGAGTGACCGTCTCCAACCACTTACCATCCTCGATCGTCAACGCCGTCTCGCCGGCCACAACACCCGTGGCATCAGTCAACGTCAACGACGTGTCACCAGCCGCAACAGCAGAGGAAAGGGTCGTCACCGGATACCCGGTCACATACGTCCACTCCGCCCACACCCGACGCCGACCCCAACAACCAAACCTCAGAGCCCGGGCCGGGATCGTAATCTGCCACGGATCCAAATCCACCCGCGACAAATCACTCACAGCGGACAGGCTGTACGGGTCAACACCCACAGACACCGACGTCACCGACACAATCGGATTACCCCGCGTATGAATCCTAAGATCCCCGCGATCCGAAACCGTCGCCCAATCAGCCTCAGTATCCACCGAAGCAACCAGATTCTGACGGGTCTCCCCATTAATCATCGCAGTAACCCGCATAATGATCCGCGCCAACTCCGCATCATTATCCGCCGCCGAACCACCCGGCACCAACTTCTGCAACTGCGTATAAATCGGCGACCGCTTCAACTCCGCAACCGTCAAATACGGAGAACTCGACACCACAGACGACGCATTAGCCACACCAACCAACCTCCTTCCCGTGCGATCGTGCAGGTCAGGGGTGGAACCACCTCATTAACCAACTAGTTCGAGGTAGCGGTATAAACACTCGACATCTGCCACGCCGGAATAACCTGCCAACCAACCCACTGGTTGTAACCCACGAAATCCCCACCAACCCGGGTAATCGTCAACGACACCGAGCCGGTAGAGGTGGTCGCCGCAGCAGACAGCACAGCAGTAGTAGCGTTCGTTACCGACACAATAGTCGTCGAAGTCGGAATACCAGTACCCGTGATGGCCGCACCGATATCGGACTGGTTGAAAAACGCCGTCGCGGACGTCACCGTGGTCGTCAGATTCGTCACACCGTCAGTGACCGTCCGAGGAGCCGCCGCACCATTCAGATAAAAAACCTGGCCACCGGAGTTGGGTACAATGAAAACCGCCTGCAAAGGCTGCGCCGTCGTAGCCAGCAACTGCACAGTCCCACCCAAAGTCGAAGCCCAGTCAGTATTAAACTGGGTCGAAAACGCCGCAACCGTAGACTGCGTGTACTGAGAAAACTTGTAAATCTTAACTTGCTTATCTAGATAATCCGATGTTGCCACGGGGGCGCCTCCTAGGCGACTAGATCAGGACGTTCACATTCGCCGCCGCAACGGCCGCAGACCTTAAAGAAGGAGCCGAAGTCGCAGTCCGTGCAGCGCCAGCCGCCGCGAATCGGGGCGCCAGAGATCGCACCCTGGACGTAGCCGGCCTCCTTCAGCATGCGAGCATGGCGAGGATTGGTCACGTCGACGACGGTGCCGCCATAGCGCGGCCCCCCGGCGATAGTCACGCCCTTGACGGCGTCATCGGGGGAAAGTAAACGAGACATCAGGGTGCCAGCTCGGTTACCAACACCGCAACGTAGGCATAAGCCGGAGTAGGCCCACTCACGCTCTCGCTAAAGTACCCGTACAGTTCTTCATTCGCCGGCAGCGTGAGCACGCGCTCCTGGTCCGAAACCAGCGGCCAGCTGTTCACCCCAACGTCGGGGCCGCCGATGGTGACGGGGCTCGCTGCGGTCTGCAGGTGGACCGTTGAGTCACAATCGCGCGCCGGGAAGAGCAGGAACGGCGCGGATGGGTGGAAGACGCCGAGGCTGTCGTTATAGCCACTCGGAACGGCTGCCTGTTGGCTGTACACAGTCATGGGAGTTGCCCTCTCGGCGATCAGTAGTAGCTGACGGTGACAGCGGCGGACCCGTTCAGCAGACCAGCGGTAATGCCGTTGCTAGCAGGCATCTGGATGTCGAAAGACTGCCCGAGAGTCGCCGCACTGGGGATGTATCCGATTACGGTGCCGCTAGCAGCAGATGCGTTGTCGTAGAACTTCAAGTCCGCAGTGCCGGTAGTGGTGACGATGATGCGGCAAAGCCGACCAGCGGAAGCCTTGACGACCTGCGCGACCGTGCTAGCCCCCGCCGCAATTGCCACCGTCGCCGACCCGCCAGGAACCACAACGGTTCCCTTCAGGTCAACCTGCACCGAAGCCGGGACGCCAGAGGTTCCCGCCGCCGCAGCGCCGCCAGGCGAGTAAGTAGGCGTGAGTGTCGTCATCAGCGAACCCTTTCCACAATCACGCCGTTTTCGATCCGGTACTGGCGGTCATCAACCGAGTAGCTGATCGACGTCCAGGCTGGGTTGTCGACCGTCTGACCGATCCGCTCATCCGGCGGGAACGCAGGGGCAGTGGGCGCGCTCGTTTTCCACTCATCAGCCGGCGGTGCGAGCTCCGTCGGAACGGGCTCCACCGAGGGAGCCACAACGGCAGCCTGGACCTTGCGGGGGCGACCGGGGCCACGCTTCGGCGGCTGCGTCTCCTCGGGCATGCGAGAACCTTCCAATGGGCATGAAAAAGGGGCACCCGGAACTGGTCCGTGGTGCCCCTTGTGGGAATGGTGCGATGTTGTAGCCGCTAGGCGGCCTTGGATGTAGATGCTCTGGCGAGGGCCCGTATCCGCTCGACCGTGGCCGGGATGTCAATCGCATCCGCATCGACGGTTTCGGTCCAACCGAACTGCGGCATCTCTGACTTACTCAGATACGGCGGCAGGCGCAGGTCCGTTCGCCACCAGCCGAGGATGTCTCTCTCGATGGTCTGCGCACGCTCACCCGGAACCTGAACCACGACCAGGACCCGCCAGCCGTGCCGACCATGGCGCTTAAGGCGCGAACCCTTAGTGTCGGCAACGCCAACCTTCACGGCGCCGTGCTCGCCGTGCTCGATCAGATAGACGATGGCCCCTTCGGAGGCGTTGAACCCGTTCTTGGCGCACCACCGGCAGGCGCTTCCTAAGCTATTGGTGGTGCTGTAGCGAGGCTTCACGATTCGTTGGCATCGAGTGCAGCGACACGGCCAGGGGGTTCCGTTGCCCGGGTAGGGAACCAGCGGTTCTAGCCCAGCGCCTCGCATCACCGTCGCAGCTGCGACCGGGTCAACAATAAGTCGCAGACACCACCGACATCCGGTGATGCCATTCCTGATGGAGTTCAACGTTTTTGTCAACGTCTTCCCGCAGGTGCAGCACTGGCAGCTCCAGGGGCTCATCACCCCTGGGAACGCTTCCAGTGGGGCGAATCCTGCGGCGCGTAGATCGGCCACTGCGACAGCTTCGGGTCCGCGCTGCTTGGTGGCCCCCGCCGCAGTTCCGCACGGCTTGCAACCCCCCTGGCCTCGCTTCAGCGAGGTGAACCTCGGCGAGACCTCGGAGCCGCACCTCAGGCAACGGCACCGCCAGGGTGCGCACAGTCCCGGGTAGGGCTCCAGCGGCTCGAGCCGCGCATCGCAGGCAAGCGCCGTGGCGACTTCGGCAGACCGCGCTCGCCGCGTAGCCGCCCGTGTCTCAACGGCGCACCACTTACAGCCTGCGCTCGCACCCCTACGGACGTTGTCGTAGGTGGGGGCGACGGCTCGCCCGCAGGTGACACACCTGCCGGGCCAAGGGTTTCTGGCTCCCGGGTAAGGAGTTTCTGGTTCCATTCCCGCCGCCACCATCACCGCGCGGGCATGTTCAACGTTCACCGTCACTGGCGTGCCGCCAGCCTGCGGGTAGTATCTGACATGTCGACTCCAACTAGTCGGCTTTGCCCCGGCGGGTGGTTGCACACCCGCCGGGGTCCTTCATGTCAGTGTACAGGATGGTAGCCACTCCATTCTGGGCAATCGCACAAATGATTGTCCCGAATGGCACTCGGAATGGTTACGCGGAGAGAACGCCCTGGATACTTCCCTGCCAAGCAGGCGCATATCCCACGAGACTCCCCTGCCAGTACGAGGACTCCTCATACAAAAACTGGATCTGTGGCCAGGTGATTCCCAAATACTCCTGAACATTGAACACGGTGAAGGTGTTCGAAACGTTCGAGTCCGGCAGGTTCAGCGCCCACGAAATGATTGGGAGCGTGCCGGCCTCCAGCCAGGGGTGGACGGTGAGAGCGACTCGCTTGTTCGTGACGGGGTTGTAAACCGCGTTCACGATAGAGCCGATTGTGGCGCCCGAAACGTCGTCAGCGTTCAGAACAATCTCGTAGTTCGAGGAGCTCTGAGTCTTCAGCTGGTCGGAGATCTGCTTGCGGTCGACTCCCGCGGCGAGGATCTCATCCGGATTCGCCTTGTTCTTCGTCCACATGGCGGAGAATGCGGTGGAGAAGGTGTTTCCGACGTTTGCCCCGTCTGCACCGGCGAAGGTGTTGTTGAGGCGGGTGGTGTACCCAGACTGGGTCGGGTCGGTGCAGGACGACAGGATGCCGTCGTAGTGGTTGGCGCTGGCAGTGCTGTCGGTGGTGACCGGGTTGGCGCCCGCATTGGGGACACCAGCGGTGGCAGCACCAGTGAAGTTGACGGTCAGCACGCCGGCCTTGGTGCCCGGCTGCGCGGCAATCGCACCAGGTGCGGCTACTGGGCCGGAGACCTGAGCCGGGAACAGCCCGGTGTAGACGGTCTGGTTGGCCTGGACGCCGGAACCGGCCCCCTGGGTGTTGCTGGTGCCGATGTAGACCCGGTAGCCGAGGGCGCCGGGGACGTCAGTAATGGTCAGGTCGAGGACGTCGGCGCTGACCATCGTGCTGCTGCCGACAGTGACGACGGTCGGAACCGACTCACCCCAGTGGCCCATCGTGGTCACCGCCACGTAAAGCGTGACGATGGTGGCGGAACACCCAACCTCACCAGTGGTCTTGGAGGACCGCGGCGTGGCAGTGAAGGTCGGTCCGGCGAGCGCCCCACCGAAGCCGGACTTGGTTCCCCGGCCGCCCAGGAGCAGGTGCTCCTCCATCGACATCGAGGACCACAGCAGCGCGTTCTGCGACAGCTGGCGAGTGTCTTCGAATCCGATCCCGGCGAACTGCTGCTGCCAGCTGACGTCGGTGCTCATGGAGAACGACAGGTAAGGCACGGACACCGAGTCGCCGGTGTACTGGATCTTCGGTCCGCGCGCCAGGCCCACGTTTCCGGGGCCGAAGGTGTTGCTGGTGGACTCGGTGATACCAGGGCTAATCAGCCCAAGGCCCCCAGTGCCCGAACCAGTGAACCCCGTGATGCGCCGGAACTCGTGAGCCGTACCGACGCCCTTCTCGCGCGGAATGCGGTTGCGCAGCGGGGTCATCCACGGCGCCAGAATCTTCGCGCCGGCCTCAAGGTCGTAGGCGTACAGCATGGTCGGGCTACCGATTTGCAGGTCTGACGTCGGGGACGTCTTCTGCAGTTCGGCCCGGGCCAGCTGCTCGGTCAGTGAAGCAACCAGCTCAGGGGAGGCGCCAGCCTTCTGCAGCTCGCCAGAGAGGGCCCCCTTCTGTACCTGCTGCGCCAGCGACTCCGGAGCGGCCTCCGACTTGCGGAAGATCGGCTGCCCGCTGGCGCTGCGCTCCTGCCGGACCGGGACCGGGTTAGCGATAGCCTTCGACAGTTCGGACTTGTACGACTCGAACCGCGCGGTGCGGTCCACAGAGTTCTCCGCATCGGAGAACATATCCTTAGTGGATACCATTTCAGATCCTTATCTGAACGAAAAGTTGGAAGGGGGTCAGGCGCTGAACAGTTCGGCCTTGGCCTCAAGCTCAGCCGCACGCGCAGCCCAGCCGCGCCGCAGATCCGCATCCCCCACATTGAGGGACTTCGCCCGCCAGTGATCGGCCTGCCGTAGCAGTTCGGACTTCTGGGCGGTCTTCGTCTCAATCTCGGTCCGCCGCAGCGCAGGCCCGCCAGGAGTCGCCATACTTTCGACCTTCTCCAGCCGCGCGACCAGTTCGCTGGTTGCCTCTGCGGCGGACTTTGTCGAAGCCTCAACGAGTACCGTGGTGGACTCAACAGCAACAGACTTGATTAGTTCCTTCAGCGGTGCGTCATCCTCGGTTGAGGCGGCAATAAGTGCCTTGATGAGGAGTCCGCCGAGCGGCGAATCGCCCTTCTCGAGTGCCCCGGTGAGGGCTTTGAGGAGGGTGTCTTCGTCGAATGCTCCGACGGCCTTGGCGGTGTCGGGTTCGACAGTTTTGGTGGCCTCAACGGCCGGTTCGACGGGGTTGGTCACGTCGGTCTCCTTGGAGTCGGCAGCCTTGCTGCTGTTGGACCAGTCGTCGGGGATGAGGTCGGACTTCCCGAGGGCCTTCGCGCGGCCCTTGATGTAGGTCCGGATGGCGTTGTGGTCGCCCTTGCCGCGACCGACTGCGTGGATGGCGTTTTCGAGGTCCTCGACGTCGCCGATCGGGTACGAGGGGTTGCCGTCGGGGTTCTTCATGGCCTTGCCGTCTGCGAGCATCTGACGGAGTTCGTCGGCGGAGTACTTGGCCTTCTCAACAACCTCGGCCTTCTCCACGTCGGCTTCGGCGGCCATCTGCAAGGAGTCGTCGGTGCCGACCTCGTTTTCGCCCAACGATTGCTGCTGCTCGCGGCCGATGAAGCACCGGAGCGCGCTAACCGCCTGGAGGAGGATCTGGATGTCGCAGGCCTCGGCTGGGTTGTTGACCAGCTCAGAAGCCTCAGACACGATCAGCTTGCCAATGATGGCGATGGCAGCCTGGGCGTTGAGAACGTCTGACTGCTCGTCGCTGTACTGCGGCGGGACGTCGCTGGCATCAGCCTTGCCGAGGATTTCACCGGCGGCCTTGGCCGCTTCGACGCCTTCCTTGCCCGCAATGGCCGCAACGAGCGCCTTGGCCTGGGCGACATCGAACTCTGGCTCAAAATAGTTTATGTCGGCAGCCGGCTCGAAGCCGACCGGCACCTCAACCTCAATGTCGACAGCCTTCTCGACGTCCTCAGCGGGCACCTCAACGGCGGCGGCCTTGTCGGTCGGCCCGCAGTTCAGGTGGCCGTCCTCGTTGCAGTCGGCGCACACCTGCCCGGGGGCCGGCGCTTCGAGGTGGTCAACGTCGGTGGCCTTCTCGGCAAGTGCCTCAACCTGCTCCGGCGAAAGCTGATCGGCCAGCGTCACGGTCATCTCTCCGGACTTCTGCATGTCGGGCTTAACCGCCTTCTCGATGTATTCCTCGCAGCGGACGAGGAGGCGCTCAGAGTCGAAGTCGCTTGACTTGATTTGCATGCCCGGCTTGGCCCTCTTGCAGACGGTCAGGGTTGCGGTCGGCAACGCAGGCCTGTCGACCAAGCTGATCTCGACGATGGAGCCAGCGTCGATCACCCCGTTAGGGGCATCGGCACTCTTGGAAACGTGGTGCCCAGAGACGCCAATGCTGAACCCCGTGAAAATGCCGGCCTTGGTCTTGGCAACGGCCACTGGGTCTACGATCCGGGCTCGAATGTAGTGGCCGTCGTCCTTGACCTCATGTTCGAAGGCCTTGCCGACCGCACGCTTCGAATCGTGCTGCTCCCTGACATTTCCGATGACCATAAACGCGGGCATCGCGTTCTGGAGCCACACGGGGTCGCAGCGCTGGCCATCAAGGTCCAGGTCAGAGCCGGTGGCCTTGCCGTATACCAGGAGCGAACCGTCTTCCTGCGGGGCGGTCTTGGTGATAGGCGCAAACGTCGAAGTCGTGTCCATCGTGTGTAATTCCTCTCCTGACCGGGCGGCGGTTCCGGCGTTGGTTTGTTAAGCCGACGCATAGACGCGCCAGGTAGGTGTGCAGAATTAGCAGCGGACTACGTGATGAGCTTTTTGACGAACTTTGATGCTTCGAAGTCGGCGGCGGCGGCGGAATGCACCCCGCCATGACCGCGGTGATGAAATAAGCAGTAATACGCAAGATTGGATCCAGATTCGATCCATGCGCCCAGTTCGTCGGGGTTGGATACGCCTGGGTAGATGTGTTCGAGTCGTGCGAGGTCGACACCGTTTTGTAGGCTGAACTCGATGTGTGAATGGTGGAGTTCAAGGCCGCCGTTGCAGTCGCTGGTGTCGCCGGTGTCTACTGCGAACTGACAGCGGGCGGTGGCCACGGTGTGGCGCCGGTACGCATCAAAGTCCTTGTAGTGCGGATCCCCTTCGCGGGGAGGGTGTGCCGGGTACGTCACGTAGTACGAGTGAGAGGTTTTCTGTACGTGTTCGGGGACGTCTGGATGATCCGTCATGCATGTCCTCCAGGCGTCAGGTTCGTAGTGGTGCCCCGCCCCAGGCGGTTGCGTAGCAGCGGCAGCGGGGGTGGACAGCGCCCGGAATCTTCCCGTCGGGCGGGCTGTCGATGTTGAAGATTCGGCCATCGAGCGCGGCACACTGCCCGTCGACCCGATCGTCGTGCTGGGTGCGAAAGACCAACCACGGGCCTGATTTAGATGCGACTACGTCAACCAGAGCCGCAGCGGCTCGGCGCCGACGTCCTGCCGCGACGTGCATGGCGAGGTAGTTTTGTTCCCGCTTTACCGCGGCGTCGGAATCATCTTCGGTGAGCCGGCGCGCGGCTGCGATGACGTATCGGGCCCGCAGGCCGGGTTCTTCACTGGCGACACGGCGGGTCAGCGGCATCCCCGCATAGGGCGCGGGGGAGCCGTAGCGTGAACGCCCGGTGAGGCGAACTGACAGTGCGAGTGCCCCAGCCTTGCGTGCCGCCCGCCTCGAGATGCCGAGTGCAACGAGTTCGGCGATGAGGTTGGGCGGCAACTGGCTTGCGTTGATCGCTGCCGGTGATCCGAACCATGCGGCCAGGGACTTGGCCATAGCCGATGCGCTATCCCCAGCGGTGGCGCGGGCCAGGGCCATTAATGCCCTGACCTGCGCGTCAGCCATCGTGCATGGCGAACAGGCACTTCACCGCGTCCACGTCGCCGGCGGCGGCAAGCCGGTTCGCGGCTTCCGCAACCGCCGAGGAATGAACTTTGAACTCGAAGTCGCGCCATGCCCCGCCTGCGCGTTTCCGCAGGAACGTCATGAACGCTTTCTGCTCGCCCCGCTTCTCGTCCGGGGTGCTCTGTTCGTCCTTGGCCGGTTCGTCCTTGGCCGGTGCTGCCGGGACCTCTGGCTTCTCCGGTGCTGCCGGGGCTCCGTCGTGGTTTTGTGGTGCTGACGGAAGGTTGCCGGGCAGTGATACCGGTTCTGCGTCCGGGTTCAGGAACGCCGGACCAGTGGGTGTTGCTAGGAACGGTTCGTTGGCGTTAGCCCACGGATAGCGGGGCAGGTTCAGCTGGTCCCGGCCCTCGTTGACCGTGATCAGCGCGTTGTTTACGTAGCCGGTGACGAGTGCAGCCTCGCGGGCCTCGTCTTCCTGATCCAAGCCGTGGAATCGGAACGTGAGCTCCGGTGGCATGTTCAGGTAGTTGGTGCAGACCTCGTTGATGAGGTCTGTGACCCACTGGGCGGTCGGTTTGGTGCCGCGTTGCAACTGGGCATCCTGCTCACCCTGGCTGTGTCCTTGGCCGCCCATGTTGCCCGAGCCGTGGTTCAGTGAGAACCCGACCGAAGTGGGCAGTACGTCGAACGCGGCGCAGATCAGCCGGATGATGTGCAGATCAAAATCGGAGGTGAACTTCGCATCATGAGACTGCGGGTACTCGGCGTTGAACCCTGCGGGTAGGAACCGGGCACGGTACCTTTCGGCGGTCCGACCTGACAGGTCATCGTTGAAGACAGCCTCGTAGCTGCGGAGTTGCTCGGGGGTCATGTTCGAGTCAACCCCGACGATCATCTGCGGGGTGACACCGGCGGTGTACTCGGACCGCAACCAGTCGTAGCGCTTCAACCACAAATCAACATCCGCGAGGGCCTGCTCGACGTTAGAAAACCCGTAGGGGCCGTGGGTGCGCCTGTTCCTCACCTTGTAGATCAGTGCATCCGTGCGGGCCGAAGCGCCAGTCACCGGGCCGTAAACCGCCGAGGCATACTCGCCCCTACCCATGTCCGCCGGGTAAGCAGACGGGGCCGCCCATTCCCCCCTCGGGAAACCTTGAAGGATCTGCTGGTAGGCAGCCAAGGGAGGCTGCGGGGTGGCGCCGCGGTGGTCCAACAGTGGTTTGATCGTCGTCGAATCGATCGGCTCCAAGGACAGAAGATCCCCGCCCAGCGTCAGGTGCGGGTACAAGACCACCGCATCCAAAACGAGCTGGTCCTCAAGGACCGCGCCGAGCCACTCGGTGAACGTCAGGTGGTTCGTGCGGTCCGGCTTCGCCCACCACTGGTGCAGACGATCTATGTCGTCGGCGTACTTGTCCTGCAAATCAGAAGTGACCGTGTGGGTTGAGTCCCCGGTTCGCTTAGCGAGATGCCTCGCCCGGGCCGAGTCAATCCCAAACGACCAGTCCAGGCCGGTCAGGGCGCTTTTGCAGGTTTCAATGCAAGTACGCATGATCGAAACCTGGTCGGCCGCGTCACGCAACACCGACCACGGCGTCGCCCTGGTCGTGGAGGTTTGCAGGTTCCACGAGTTGGGGTACTCCCAAACGCGCGGCGCTGGGCGCCCGGACGCCATCGGCGAGTCGATAGGTGCCGGGATCAGCGGATCACCAGGACCAAAGGCGTTGTTGTTGTACGGGTCACGGCTCAGGGCGGCGGGGCCGGAGACCCGGAAGTTGTTGTTGCGCTGCAACGACTGAAGGTACCCGGAGGACACACTCGTGGCGGTAGTGCCAGGGGGGAGTGCAAGAGCCTTCGCCAACTCTTCCTGGAAGATCTGCCGAACGTCCGGGCCAACAACCTGCGGTAGCGGACGCGGGCTGACCTGCTGTGCGGGGCGACGGCGACGACGCGACACGGACCCACCCCTTCAATCGTTTAGTTGGCAAAACGCCTGGTCCCCTTGACGCACTACTATGGGGGTGTTACGTTGTGTGCATGGTAGACGACCCCCACGGCGCAGCCCGGCTAGCGCACCTCGACCGGATCCGCCCACTCGCCGCCGCCTGGCACTCCAGCCCCGAAGGCCTCAAATGGCACCGCGAACACGGCCGCCGAGACTGGGGCAACCGCGAACTCACCACCCGCAACTGCGACCGCTGCGGCAAAGAATACGAAACCCCGTTCCCCGACCGGTCACGGTTCTGCTCCCCCAACTGCTACAGGGCGCTCAGGGAAGCCCAAGGGGCCTACAACGTCTGGGTCAAATGCCCTGCGTGTGGCATCGAGTTCTCACAACACAAGTGGAAGAAAACGCCCGCAACGTGCTCCCGCATCTGTGCGCAACGGCTGCGCAGGCAGAAAGAACGGGAACAGTCATGAGCGAACAGTCCGAAATTCTGGACGCCTACGTGACCGGAAGTCGCGTCATGGGGTGCCACGCTGACGGCACCTGGTACGAATACCGCTTCATGGCCGACGCCCCGTCGCACTGCCGGGACTGTGGCGAACCGCTCTTCCCCCGTCACCCTGGGCGTGACCGCTGCGTTGCCTGCAAGGAGCAATGATGTTGTTCTGGATGGCACGACGCACAGTCAGATCGTGCACGTCCGGACGCTCCGGTGGTGGCGCGGGCTGTCTCGTGGTCATCCTGGCGATGGCCGTGATCGGTGGAATCACAGGTGGAGGCGCACAGGCGCCAGTTGCGGGCCCGCACGGCTGGCATCAAGGCCCTGACGGGGTGTACATCCCGGACAGCCCGCCGATCATTTACGGCACCGGAGGTCCCGACTGGGCTGGGCCTACGCAGACCGGACCGAAGCCGCCGGCCCACGCATCGCCCGTTTCTGCCGCACCCGCGCCGGCGCCCGCGCCAGCACCTGCGGCGCCGAACCGATGGCCCATCGCCCTAATGGTCCTGGCCATCATCGTCGTGCCACTCGGCGGCCTAGCCATCATCGGATCCAGAATGGCACCCAAACCGATCTGGACACCACCAAAAGACGGGCCCCCAGACTTCCCAGCGGCAGAACAGCTAGGCGGGGGAGGACCACCACCAGACAACCCGGCCAAGTGGTCCGACCGGCGCTAAGCCGCGACGTCAAGGGCCGCACCGCAACCCTTGCAGTTCGAGACCTTCTTGCTGTTCGGCATGTCGCACACGCCGCACATCGTTGAGATCGCGGCCAAGTACATCAATGCCGAGGTGCCGACGTTCAGTTCGGTCGCAGCCCACACCATCGCGTCCAAGTTGTCGGGCGACTCTTTCGCATCCGAAGTGAAAGAACACATTTGATCTTCCAGGTCTGCCAGCACACCCACAATGTGCCCGCGCCCCTGCTCCCACAGCGCCGAAATCGGTTCGGCGCGCACAGTCTTGCCCCTAGTGGCACGAACGGTGCTGTATGCGACGTTAGGGTCAACCGACCGCAGCACGGTGCCAATGTAGTCACCACCGTTGTTAACCTCGCCGACAATCCGGTCAGCATGCCAACGTTTGTACACGTCGACAACCTTCCGCATGCACTGATCCGGGGTCCCCTTCATCGTGGCATCCTCAAGAATGTACAGATGCCCATCCGAAGTTCTGCCAGCCACAACAATGCCCGTCGAGTCGGACTTCTCCCCAGACGTAACGGCGGGGTCGACACCGACCACGATCCGGGCCAACGTGGGGGCGCTACTCACCCGGCTAGCGTCAACCAAGTCATGCGCCCACAAGGCACCTTCAACATCATCCAATAATTCGCCCTGGAGCTCCTGCCTGCCAGCCCTAGTGCCCTCGTAGCGGGCCCTCATCTCCGCCAGCGCCCTTGGCGACAGGTTCGCCTCGTT